CCCGGCACGAAGCGGGTCACGTTGGCGGTGACTGACGCAATTGGCATCACATTTCACAAGACCGATAAAACCGACTTGGATGAAATAGAAAAAGATTTGGTTGAGCCTGATGAACTTTCATTGTTTGATTCAAACAATAAATTGAAAGTTTTGGAAATTAAAGGGGAATGAAATGACTTTTGTAACGGCAGCTTTAATTAGCGGGGGCGCGTCAATAGTTGGCGGCTACATGGCTGGTCAAGGCGCTAAAGCGGGCGCACAAACACAAGCAGATGCAATGCGGGAATCGGCTCGATTGCAGAAAGAAATGTTTGATGTTCAGAACGAACAACAAAAGCCATATCGTGAGGCTGGATACAGCGGATTAAGCGATATTGTTGCAATGAAACCGTATCTGACCAAGCAATTTGGGCCAGAAGATTTTCAGGCAGGAATTGATCCAAGCTATAACTTCAGACTTGAACAAGGTAATTTGGCAACCACTAACATGGCTAATCGAGCCGGTGGTGCAATAGGGGGTAATGCGTTGCGGGGGTTGATGGATTATGGTCAAGGCGCAGCAAGCCAAGAATATGGGAATGTTTTTAATCGTTTCCAAACACAAAGAAGCAACATTTACAACAACCTAGCATCAATTGCGGGGCTAGGTCAAACTTCACTTGGTCAAACAGGACAGCTTTCAGGCACAACAGCAGCAAATGTTGGCGGCGCTATTTCTGGTGCTGGTTCTGCAATTGGTGCGGGTCAGGTTGCCGCAGCTAATGCTTACGGTGGCGGCGTACAAGGCGCTGGTAACGCATACATGTTGTCTCAAATGTTGGGCCGAAGAAATCCTGCAATGCCTACAGGTGGCGTTGCGCCAGCTTCCCCAAGTTTTGACTCATATCAAGACCCGTATCAAAATGTTAGAGCCAACATCGAATTAGCGTAAGGAAAAAAAATGGCAACCTATGCACCAGTAGCGGCGCTATCAAAACCACCAACGCCAATGTCTTTGGCTGAAATGGTTAACCTTGCAGGCGGCGTACAAGCGTACCAGCAAGCGCAAGAATTAAATCCTTTAGCTGTTCAAAAAAATACCGCTGAATTGCAAAGGCTGCGACAGCTGATGCCAGAAGAATATCGTAGGTCAGTAGCAGAAGCTAACCGCGCCGAAACTGAATCTGATGTTTCATCACAAACAGCTAAGCCAAGAATTACACAAGCAGGAGCAGTTTCATCGTCAGCAGAATCAACTGCCGAAGCAAACCGACTTGATTTGCTAAACAAAAAAATGAAAAACATTGCAAGTAGTCAAATTTCAATGATCAACAATCCGTTGATTCTTCAGGCTGAAAAAAATCCTGATGCTGTTGATAAAAACCAGTTGGTAGATTTGGTTATGCGAAACGGCATGACCATAGCAAGGGATTTGGGCATCAAACCAGAAGAAGCTAAAGCATTGTTGCAACCTTATGTGGACATTGCGACAAATGACCCCGGACAGTTGCGTGGTTATTTCAAACAACGACACCTTGCTGGACTTGACGAAGCAAGCCGTACATCTGCCTTGACGCCAAGCGGTATTGCTATAACTAGCGGAACAGAAAGCCAAACCACTTCAACAAATCCGTTTTCTGAAACACCAGTTGGACAACCTGTTCCGGGCACATATAGACAGCAACAACTTATGCTTAATGAGCAAATTGTTACTGATACCCAAGGAAATAATTTTATTGCCAGCAGAGACAATCAAGGAAAAATATCGATTCGTCCCGTTACGGGTGGCGGCGTACAAAATGCGCCAGCACCAGTTGCAGCACCTGTGCCAAATGTTAGAAATTTACCTCCAGCAACGGCTGCACCAACACCAAGTGCAGCGGGTCAAAACGCACCCGCAGAAGCGCCAGTTCCTGACTACAGCCAACCTGTACAGCCAAGATTTCCAGTGCGTCAATCCGGTCAACCTGTATTCAACTTACAGCAAGGCGAAAAAGATGCCCAAGTTAGTGGCAGTGAATTTTTGCGAAATGTGGTTACACAGCGTGGAGCAGTTGCGCCTATTCGCAACAACCTTGAAAAGATCATGTCAACCACTGATGACTTGGTGAAAAAACAAGGATTTGAAGCTGGTAAAGGATTGCAATTTGATCAATTTTTGGCTAGAGTTATTGATGACAGTGAATATAAAATACTGAGCAAAAACCTTGCAAATCTACAAATTGCATTGATTGGCAACAATTCATCGGCCTTGTCTTCGGATGCTGGTAAACAAATGACCGCAGCGGCATCAGGCACAGAGGTTTACCCTCCAAAGGTTTTGCAAAAAATTGCTATTCAATTGCATGGCGAAATGGAAAACCGCGACAGGCAAGGCGTTGCGGCTGACAAGTACGCCCGTAAATTTGGTGAAAGCAACATGGCAAGTTTCACGCAGATGTGGAGCAACAACGCTGACAATAAAGTGTTTGAACTTATGTCATTGCCTAAATTGGTCAAAGACCCACAAATGCGAGCAAAGATGGCTGATGAAATAATTGGCTACCCAAAAGGTTCAGAGCAAAGAAAAGTGTTTGAGCAAAAATACTTGAACGTCCAAAAACTCATTAAAGATGGGACTTTGTAATGGCTGATGAAGTTCTAGATTTAATTCGCGGCGGTGCAGAGCCGCCTGCGTCTGCTGGGCGCACAAAAAAGGCTGTAGAAGAAGACGAGGTTCTAAATCTTATTCAAGGCAACACATCAAATTATCCCCCCGAAAGCAAAACAAAACGTTCAGCAAACAAATATTTAAGAGGAATTCAAGACTTAAGCGCAAGCACTGCATCTTTGGCAGACACGACTCTTGGGGCTGCTGGCCCACTCACGGGCTATGTAACTCAAGCCTTTGTGCGCCCATTTACATCACCACAACAAGCACAGCAAATTGGTCAACAAACAACCGAATTGTTTGATAAACCATTTGGAAAACTTTTGGGCGTGACTGAAGACCCTGCATACAAGGGAGAGTTAACACAACGACTTATGAGTTTTGTTGGTGAGAATGTTAGCAAAGGCGCTGATTGGATTTTTCAAAATCAAAAAGCCATTGGCCTTAATTTGCCAAAGCAAGACATTGAACACATGGTGAACACGTTAACTTTTGCTGCGCCTGCTGCATTAGCCAAACCAGTTGCAGCCGTTGTTAAACCAGTTGTCAAAGAAGCGCAAGCAATAGCTGGCGCAGTAAAGCCGTTTGTGCCAAAGCCAATCCAAGATGTTGTTGGGGCAACTGTTGAGGCAATAGCGCCCGGCACTACCGCATACAAGCCGTCCAAAGTTGGTGGTTTAACACCTCAAGAAATGCAGGCCCAATTTGAGGCTAGGGGCGGCAATTTAAAGCAAAATGCTGATGAACTAAATAAAGCCTATGAACAACAAAAAGCAAGCGCGACTGAAGCCCCATCAGTTCAGCAGCCAATTTTAGACACAAATGGGCAAGTAATTGGCAATGCTGATCTTGGAACAGCAAAGCCAACACGCCCAAATTCTGAATATAAACCTCTGGAATACGCTGAAAATGGCTTGCCATTGGATGAACAGTTTGCAAGAGCAAAAGCGGTACAGCGTGTTTTGGGCGATGACCATCTGGTTGATATGTCAGCATTACAAGGCAAAGGCAAAGAGCGCGCAACAAACTATCAAGCTTCTAAATCTGATAAACCATTAGGCAATTACCTTGCTGAACGGTTTAAAGATGAACAAAAACGGCTGCAAGCATTTGCTGACCAACAGGCGCAAAAAACGGGCGGTATAGTTGGATTGGATGAAAGCGCCAAATACAAGCGCGGCGAAGCAATCCTAGACCCATTGAAAAAATTAGAAGATTATTTTGATACGCAAACCAATAAATTATATAAAGAAAGAGATTTGATTGCCAAGGATATTCCTGTTCAAACAAAAAACATTTTGGATATTCTCAAAGATGAATCTTTGACATTGGCAAATACAGAAACCATTGGTTTATCAAACATTGCTACAGCCAGAATGCGGCAATTAAAAATGATTGATAAAGATGGAAATTTGCTGCCCACTGATGCAAAAACAGCAGAAAATTTTCGCAAGTTTATAAATGAAAACTATGATCGAAAAAATGCAAATTTGCACCGCGCCTTAAAAGCGGCGGTGGATGAAGATGTGCTGGCTGGCCTTGATACCAATACACCAATTTACAAAACTGCTAGAAGTTTGGTTGAGTTGCGTAAAAACACTTTGGACAACCCAAAAGGCATATCGGCAATTTTGGATGAAAGTGGGCCAAACAACATCAATCGCAGAGTAGACAAAGAAAAAATTTCACAGAACATTGCCAACATGTCGGTTGATCAATTCACGCATGTGATTGATACGCTAAAAAATATGCCGACTGAATTGCAAAGTGCTGGGGCGCAAGCATTGGCAAACATCAAATCACAATTTGCAAGCAACATATCTGCTTTGGCTAATAAGCCAAAAGAGTTGACTAAGTTTATGAACGACAACCGCGAAGTTATGCCGCGATTGTTTAATGCCGAAGAAATGGGCAGCTTTAGAGATTTGCACAATGTTGCACATATTTTAAAAACAGACACAGGCTATCCCGGTGCGGCTGTTCAACAAATTAATTTAGAACAAAAACTAGGCAGCAAGATTGGGCAACAAATTTTGCAAAAAGGCGGCGCAGCTACTGCTGAATTTATGACGGGTGGCGCTGGGATGGGCGTTCCTGCTGTTGTTGCCCATGAATATATTGGCACACGCATAGAAAAAGGCCAACAAAAGAAAATTGCAAAAGCGGAAGCGGAGGCATTTAAAAATGCACAATCACGCTTTGTCCCAATTAAAAACTTGGTAAACAAATAAGGAAGCATCATGGCAGTAAATCTTTCGCCGATTGGCAACGCCCAGCAATTCTTTGACAACACTGGTGTTCCTTTGAATGGTGGGCTTTTGTACACCTACCAAGCTGGATCAACCACCCCGCTGGCAACTTACACAGACATCAACGGCACTGTAGCCAATGCCAATCCAATTGTGTTGGATGCATCTGGTCGTTTGGCTAGTGAAGTTTGGCTAACTTACGGCGTGAACTATAAGTTTGTGTTAAAAAATTCCGCAGGCAGCACCATTGGCACTTACGACAATATTTACGGCATTGTGGGCGTTCAAACTGCGGTTGGCACTACCATCCCACTAGGGGTGATTACGCTTTGGTATGGGTCGATTGGCAGCGTTCCAACAGGCTGGTACTTGTGCGATGGCGCTAATGGCACACCCGATTTGCGCGATAAATTTATAGTTGCGGCTGGTTCAACTTATGCGGTTGGTGCAACTGGCGGCAGTGCTGACTCGGTTGTTGTAAGCCACACGCACACAGCAACATCCACACCCACTGTTACTGATCCGACTCACTCGCACACTATTGGCCTGCGAACTGGAACAGTAGGCTTCGACCAAGGTGCTAGTCAATCAGTGCCCACCAGCACAACTTCGTCAACAACAAGTAGCGCATCCACAGGCATTACAGTCTCTGTCGCTACGACCATTGCTACAGCAGGTGTGTCTGGCACAAACGCAAACTTGCCTCCTTACTACGCGCTGGCGTACATCATGAAAAGCTAATCATGGAAGTTGATCTAGTCAAATACGGTGTGCTTTGGCAAAAAGTTCAGGACATGGACAAAAAAATGGACAAGGTAGAACGCCAACTTGAAGAACTAGTTGCCTTGGCAAACAAGGGGCGTGGTGGCTTTTGGTTTGGCATGACGTTTGTTTCAGCCATGTCTGCTGTGGTTGGTTATTTCCTGAACAATTGGAAGCCTTAATGTGGACGCACTGCCGCCAACGCCACCAGCGGCCCAAGCCCCCGCGCCAGTTTATGAGTGCGTGAGGTGGTCATGGTCATCTGACCGCGTTGCTGTGTGGTGCTTAAAGTGGCGTGAAAAAGGCAAGCCAGAACCAAAGAAAGTAGCTGAAAGTGATTGACCCTCTAACAGCCCTTGCAACCCTACAAAGTGCAATTGGGCTTGTAAAAAAAGCAGCACAAGTTGCTAACGATCTTGGCGGTTTGGGGGTCATGATTGGGCGCATGTTTGACGCCAAAAGTGTTGCAACCAAGGCGATGGTTGAGTCTAAGCGGTCAGGCAACAAATCCAATTTTGCGCTGGCAATGCAGATTGAAAATGCGCTCATGCAGACCGCCAAACTAGAGGCTTCGCTGCAATTGCTCTACATGCAAGCGGGTCAGATAGACACATGGAATAGGATAAAAGCCAGAGCCGCAGAGATGGACAGAGAAGATGCCCATGAAGTACGAAAAGAAAAAGAAGCGGCGTCTAAGCGTAAACAAGAGATGGATGAAGCAATTGAACTTGCGCTGATGGCACTTGTCTTTTTTAGCTTGCTTGGCGTTATTCTTTATTTCAGCTTTGGCATCATGGAGCAGCGCGGGTGAGCGCCGAACAACTTAGCTTAGTTGACAAGGTGTTGGCATACGTCAGTTCGCCGTTTCGGTTGTTTGCAGCCGTGTTAATGGCGGTCTTAACATTTGCAGGCTATTTTGTGTATACAAATCAAGAACTGTTGATTGGTGCTTACAAGGAATCCAAAAAAATTCCGTCCATTGCCGAAGATCGGGTTGAGGACGCAGCAGCGCATCTGTTCAAGCAGACGGGTGCTGTTGTTGTTGCGATCTTCAAAGTCAACCCAATGTTTGGTACTCGCATCGTTCACAGGGCGTACACACGCGAAGGTCGGGACAAAGCAATGGATGGTCTGGACGTAGCCTTGTTCAGCGCCAACCAAAGTAACAACATGGACGTAACCAAGCTAATGGTTAACGAAATTCCATGCGGAGAGTACACCAGCGCACAAAGCGAGATGGGCATCTGGTACATTGAAAAAGGTGTGGCTTACACATGTCGCATTTCAGTGCAACCGGAAGCGGGTAGGTTTGTTGGACAAATCACGGTGGGCTGGGCATCACCGCCAGATAATTTAGATAAGACAAGAGCAATGTTGCAAATAGGTGCTGGAATGCTGATGAAAAATAAAGGGGGCTAATATGGATTGGTTAAAACAAATTGCACCGACAATCGCCACGGCAATGGGTGGGCCACTAGCTGGCATGGCTGTGTCTGCCATCAGCAAAGCGATTGGCGTTGACCCCGACAAGGTGGGCGACCTGATCTCCAACAACAAGCTAACAGCAGAGCAAATTGCTCAAGTCAAGATTGCCGAAATAGAGTTGCAAAAACAAGCGCAAGAACTTGGCCTCAACTTTGAAAAGCTGTCTGTAGAAGATCGGAAGTCTGCGCGTGACATGCAGGCTGCGACAAGATCAATCGTGCCGCCAGCGCTGGCTGCAATCATCACTGTTGGCTTTTTTAGCATTTTAATTATGATGATGCTTGGGAAAGTAGACGGAAACAACCCGACAATCCTAATGATGCTTGGCAGCTTGTCCACCGCTTGGACAGGAATCATTGCTTATTATTTTGGTTCATCTGCTGGTTCACAAGCCAAGACCGATTTACTTTCTAAAGCGCCTGCAATCAAATGACACCACACTTTACCCTTGCGGAACTGACCGCTACAAGCCACCGCCAGTTTGACAACACGCCAAACGAAGCAGAGACTGCTAACTTGCAAAAGCTGGCTGAGTTTTTAGAGCAAGTCAAAGAAGCGCTAGACGGCAAGCCAATCATGGTGACATCTGGATTTCGCTGCAAGGCCGTGAATGACAGTGTTGGTAGTTCTGACAAATCTCAACACCGGACGGGCAGCGCGGCTGATTTTCGTGTTCCGGGCATGACCCCTGATGCAGTGGTGCGAACAATTATTGAAGCTGGCCTGCCTTATGACCAGATCATTAGAGAGTTTTCAGACCCTGTTGCTGGTGGTGGCTGGACGCACATTAGCATCAGCGACACACCTCGCAGGCAGGCTCTTATCATTGACCGCGCAGGGACTCGACCATTTGCGTAACGCCTTTAGTGGGTGCTGTCTCTCCAGCAGTCACGCATTTGCCGCCTGCGTTTGGCGCACTTACTAACCCAATCGGTAATCCGTAAAAACCCTAAAGGTTGGCTGCAATTGGTGGTGTGCATGTGTGAATCGTGGTCAGGTCAGCAGTGCGCTTGCCGCACCTTGGGCAGAAGTTGCGCTCCTCTGGCTGTGCCACTTGTGGTGGAACTCCATCAGCGTAAACAGTTCCGCATTTAACACATTGCAATCGCACCGGCTCCTGCTCTGGCTGTGCCAAGGCTTCTTTTATGGCGGCGATGGTGTTTAGCATCAGTTCAATGTCGCTGCCAAGTACATCCTCTTCACGCAAAGCGGTTGATATGTTCTCCAGCGCTTCCAACGCCAGCTTTAGGGCTTCGTCTTTAGTCATGCTTGTCCCCTTGCCTCAATCCATTCTGGAAACATCTTGCTCTGCGCTGGATAATTTTTATGCCAATCAGCAGCAGCCTTTTCATTCAAGCACTTCACGCCGTTTTCAAGG